CAATCCAGCCCGGCACCACGAGGTCCCCGAGTACATGTCCATCGGTAAGCTGCATGATGGCCTCCAGTTCGCCCAGCATCGCCGCGGACACCGGGGACCCCACCGGATGCGACGGAAATACCGGCGCTGCGAGTAGCGGCAGGACCGATCCAGGATGGCGAAACGCCACCAGGCTCATACCCCCGAGTGGTGAGAACAGGTCAAACACCGGACTGCCATACAGCGGCGCCGTCCCGAATGCACCATAAAACAGCTCAGTACCATCCGAGCCGATGGCATACGCGGGCATCCAGCGCCGCCGCGTGCTGTCAATCTGGACCAGCCCATAACGTGCAACGATCCCCGTTTGCCGATCGGCCAGATAACGACGCACGGTGGAACCCACGGTCAAGGTATCCAGGGTGTAGCCACTGGGAACTCCGGCATCCACGTGCATCTGCGCCAACCACCACCAACCGGCCGCACCATCGGCGGCAAACCAGATCTCGCTATCCGCACCGCCATTCCAGTCACTGGAGGCAATGGGGATCCCCGCACTCGAATACGTGTCATCGTAGCGGGCGCTGGCCAGGCAGATCACCGGTGCGTTGGCCTCAAAGCCGATCATCCAGCTCGGTACGTCATCATGGGCGGCATCGGACTCGGCACCCGCCTGGATGACGTAAAAGTATTCATAGACGCCGGGATCGGCGACATCGTCGACCACCGTCACGTACCCGGCGGCGGTGAGGAAGGTCTTGATGTTCTGATACAACGAATCAAACACCGTGGTGGCATCCATGGATCCGACCGGGAAGGACTTCTTGAACCCCACCCGGCTCATGCGCTCTCCCCATGGATCGCCAATGAAGCATAGTCATTGGCCAGACTGAAGGTCCCGGCAGGCACTTCACGCCGATACCAGATCGGCAAGGCCGCCGGGTGGGTGGCAAACCTGACCTGATCGTTGGTCACCCAGGTGCCACTCCAGGCCAAGGCCTTGATGGTGAAATAGGCAGTTCCCGTTGCCGGATTGACCGGCGCATAGTCGGCCGCCGTGGAGCCCACCGCCGCCAGGGCTCCGACGCCCTGTCCCGACACACTGAACGTCGTGGCCCCGGTAAAGGTGAGTGTCCAGGATTCCTCGATCGCCCCCTTGTTGTGCGCCACCAGATTGCCGAGTGTGGCCGAATCAAAGTTCCCAGCCACACTGGTCTTGCTGAAGGTATCCCACAGACCGACGATCTGGGCAGTCTCAAAGATGCTGCTGACCACCGTGTTCTCGATAGCATAGGGGTGGACCAGCGCCGGCGTGACGGTGATCGACACCACCTCATCGGCATACAGGACATCGCTGATGGTCACCCATTCCTCGTTACCCGCTCCGCCGGTGCTGGGTCGATCCGAGACCCGAATCAGATCGCCGATCCGGAATGGCTCCAGCGTGACGTAGCTTGCCGGATGTTCGCCGACCACCTCGAGATCCATCGCACCGGCGATGACGGCCGTGGTGAGCATCCCCACCCCATAAGGCCGCCCGGTGACCAGATCCTCGGTATCGGTCTGAGTCCCTGGCGCAAACGTGACGAAGTCCCCGGCCGGGGTCAGGGCATCGATGAACACCCGTACATTCATCAGCGCCGAGTCCTGGGCACCGGCGATGTGGATGAAGGCTTTGCGCCACTTGGTGGCACCTCCAGTGCGCTCGGCTTGCGAGACATCGGGAAACAGGTTGTTCTTGACCCCGGAGACCAGCAATGCACTGGCCATGCGCCCGCCGTTTTGTGCAGGAGTGGCGTCAGAGACCAGGGCGGCAGGCCGCCAGACGATTTCAGAATCTTGGATGGGCATGGAAATCCTTTCAGACAGTCATGAGTTTCAGGGTGGCGAGATAGAAGTCGCCGGGTTGCGGGAGGGCAAGATTCACCAGAGGCTTGGCCTCGAAGGCTGGCGCCTCGTGGTGACGAAATATCACCAACCGATTCTGGCCGCGCAGCGACAACGGAAACACGCCTCCCGGACTCATCGCCCGAAGTTGGAGCGCTTCCACCTGCTCGCGCGTCAGCCAGCCGGCGTCCACTTCGGAGGCCAGGGTGATCGGCATGCCGGACTGCAGGCCGGCGTAGAAGACCACCAGCGAGCCATCGAGGGTGCGTTTTGCGGTCTGTGCCACGTTCTGGTTGGCAAACTCGTCGGTCCAGACCAGGCCTGCCGGCAGGACCACAGAATCCAGGGTGATCAGACTCATGTCCAAATGGCCTGCATGACCTGGGTGCCGCTTTGCAGCAGCACATGAAGCTGCCCGTCGAGGTTGGCGGGAATGCCGCCCGGGTAGTCGTCTTCCGATAGCGCTGCGCGGGACACCGCCAAGGTCGGATGCTTGGTCACCTCGGAGGTGATCGCTCGATAGGCGTTGGTGTCGCTATAGGTCGTCAACAACTCGTCAATCAAGGTTTGTTCCACATCGGCGGCCGTAGACCAGTCGCCGATAACGCTCGAGGCCCCATTACCGTCGGCGGAACCTGCCGCCAGAGTGATGCTGCGGCCATAGCGGGCAATGAAGGTTTCCCGACTCATGGTGGCGGAGCGGGTTTCTTCAAACGGATCCCAACGCCAGCGCGCGGCCTCGTACTGGCGGTTACCTTCGACGGTGATCGCGGTGGCGTCTGCGACGATGTCCCATGCCAGGGTGTACGGGCCACTCATTCCCCAGGTCCAGACCTTGAATCCCTGACCAGGGTTGAACAGCCAGAAACTCTGGGAACTGGTCACCTGGGAAAGCTCCTCGTTCATGGTGCAATAGCCGGTGAAGGAGCGCGTCGTGGTGTTGGAGGTCACCCCATTGACCGTCGAGGTCACGGCAAAGCCGATGGTCTGAAGATTGGAACCGAATTGGTCCAGCGAATTCGATGGGCAATAGCGCGGGCTGTAGTCGAATCCGGTGTACCCGCCGCCGGACAGCACTCGATATCCACCTGTCGGGAACTGGCTGCGGGTGACTCCCGGGATCGGCACGTTCCTCTCCCCCCGAATCACGGCCGTCAGCGTCAGACCACTGTGGTATTGGCTGCCCAGGGTGATGCCGGGATCGACATCGAAACTGAAGAGTTCCTGCGCCGCAGGGTTCGAGGACACGCCATTCGGCTCCTGCCAGAAACGGTTGCCCGCTGTGTCATAAAACCCCCAGCACTCGGCCTTCTGGCTATCGATGGTGGCGACGATGGCGGCGGCAAAGTTGGTTGCATTGAGATAGACACCATCCGGAAATGTGTTGTTGGGCAGGGCCAACCCGATCATGCGTTTGCCGACGGCCACGTCGCTGGCGAAGGCTTGCATGGTGACGATCTGAGTCCCGGCAGTAAGGTCTGCCATCGGCAGCAGGAATTCCACCAGGTTGCTCTCCGATTTCGCCGTGAGGTTGCGGATCACCACCACGTCGGCTCGGCCGCCTGCTGCCTTTGATGCATAGGTGCCCAGCGGAATGACCGCGACCATACAAGCGGCAAAGGCAAAGTCGTTGATGACGCGCACCCGCACGAATACCCCGATGCCATTGACGCGGCGCAGCTCGACGAGGCGAAACGCCGCTTTGTACTGCTTGATGGTTCTGACCTCGACGGTCTCTGCAAACCCGGCCTGAGCAGACAGGAAGGGTGCGGTATACGGATCGAGGATGGACGGCTCGGAAATCGTCCGATAGGCCCGCTCGCACGAGGCCCCGGCATAACTCACGTCCAGTTCGACGCTATTCATGGCAAAGCCGATCAGGCCGGTCTCGTGAGTCCAGGTGCCCTCCGGATCGAAGAATTGCCCGTCGTCCGGCGCTTCGAAGAACTTCCAGACAAAGCTGCCGGTGTAGCCGCGACCGAAATCTGGTGCAGCAGTCCAGGACGCATTGGTGCTGTTCAGCGGAGTGATCCAGGTGGCAAACCAGAAGTAGCGACCGCTGGTCTGATGGGTGTAGCGATGCACCACTCGCCAGCGCGGGCCGAGCGCCGTCATCAGCGGGAAGTTCGGCATGTCGATGTTCACCCGGCTGCCGTCAAAGGCTTCCGACCGGGCCAGGAGGTTGGCACCCGGTGGCGGTGTCTGAATTACGTTCCAGAGGGCGTAGTGGTTGAACACCCGGGCGCTGACGATGCGCCAGGTGCCGCCAGTGAACATCTTGTGGATGACTGACCGCCAGGGCAGACGCTGGTCGTTGATCGAGAAGACCAGCGTATCGGTGAACATGGGTGAGGCACTGCCATTCCTGGCAGGTGGCGTTGCCGTCGTTTCCAGTACGGTATTCTCTGGATACTCGTTGCCACTGACTGCGGGGCGATGGAGGATGTGGAACGGAATCGGCGGACAACCGGTGTCGGCGGGTCCGCCGCCCGCTCCACCGGAACCCGGCGTACCGCCAGTATCCCCCGTACCTCCTGTGCCGCCGGTCCCACTACCTGGTGTGCCACCCTCAGGCGCGTGGGCGCTAAACGAAATCGGCACGACGGCGCGGATTCGACCATCGTCGTTCGTTCCCCCATTACTGGTGCCGCCGCTCTTGACGTGGGCTGTCACGTTGATGCTGACACCGGTCTTTGTCGCAGGAATGCTGGCAAAGCGACCGGCCTCACACTGGGTGATGGCGTTGTCTGTCGCCGTATCGATGGCCTGCGCAATTTGGGCGCGTGTGACCGCTTGCGGCTGCCAGGACTCCAGCCCGGCCGTCAGGCTGTCGAGCCAACTCAGCAGGTCCGTCTCGCAGTGACTCACCTGACCGGCACCGACGAGCTTGTCGAGGGTCGGGGCTTCACAGGTGTAGAAGCGCACCGACGTTGATGCAGATGTTCCCGCGTTCATGCCGCCCTCGACAGTTCCCGCAAGGCACTGGCCAGGTTCATTGCGGTCTCGCGCGAGGACTGCACCGTTTGTGCTTTGCCACCGACATGGAAGCGCAGATCCACGACGTCGCGGGTGGGCGCGGATGGGTTACCCGGGTTCATGGCAGAACCCATTACAGCGGCACTCACCGCTCCACCGGCCGCAAAGCGTGCAATGTTTGGCATGGCCGGCAGGAACCCGACATTCACCGCATCGAAGAAGGCCTGACCGAACTTGCGCACGGATGCGGCGCGCACCACGAATTCACCGGCGGACAGGAGTGCCGGTACCGAATCCGAGGTGTCGGCGCCGGGTCCGGTAATGCGTCCTGACATACGCCGAAATCCATCTGCCAGTGCTTCGCCACCCGCGGCGAGTTTCCGGATCAGGCCACCGCCGGCATGGCTCTGCACGGTCTGAACGTAGACGGTGTGCACACTGCTGGTGGGGCGCGTCAGTTCAGAAACCGCGGAGCGCCAGAAGCTCAGATTCGGCTGTGGCGTATGGGTGGCTTCGGTGGGTGCCGTCAGGGTGATCTTGACGTCCTGGGCAAACGACGCCAGTGCCGCACGTGGTTTGTCGAAAGACATCGAGGCCGGAATGTCGATGCCATTGGCGGCCATGCTGCTGCGCAGCCGATCGATGTCGCTGACGACCTTGCTGGTGTCCGTCTCGACCTTTTGCAGCAGGATACGGTTCTCGGTGTCGGCGCGGAGCTTTTCCAGGGAGGCTTCGGCCTCCTTGGTGTCGGCCTGAATCCTGGCGATGAGTTGCTGGGCTTCGGTGAGGGTGCGGAGCTTCTCAACACCGGCGCGGGCGGCCTCGATGTCGACGTCGAGCTTCCATGTGTCCCGGGTCAGGAGTTGCTGGCGCAGCTTGCCCAGTTCGTCGGTCACCGAACCCAGGGCACGCCTGGCGTCTTCCGCACCGCTGCTGGCGGCACTGGCGGCCTGCTTGTGGGCATCGCCCAGGCCCTTGAGCGCAGCATCGGCGATGGCGGCGGATTCGCGGATCTGGCCGATGGCGTTGGCAGCTGCTTGTCCCTCGGAGATCAGGGTTTGTGTCGCGACCTTTCCATCCGTTTCGACTTGCCGGGTGACGGCTGAAGCGGATCGCTCGGCCAGTGCGATGGAATCTTCGGCCAGTTTACGGGCGAGTTCGAAGTTGCCGGCAGCGAGTGCCGCGCGCGCCTGGGCCTGCTTCTGGTCAATCTGGGCAAGCCGGTCTTGGTAGACGGCGTACTCGTCGGCACCTTTGCGGGCGAGTTCGCGGATCCGGTCTTCCACCGATAGGCGCAGATTAAGGCGCGCTTCGTCGGCCTGCTTGGCTGCCGCCAGGTGCCGGCCTTCTTCGGCGATCAAGCGGTCGATGGTGGACCGGTAGGCGGTCTCGAGCTGACTGAAGAGACTGATTCTTGCATCCAGGGCCTGGCGCTCGATAGCGCCGACATCCTGGCCACTGGCCCGGGCGAGTGCCACGGCCTGGCTGTAGGTGTCTTTCCAGGCAGATGCCATCTGATTGGCACCGGCCTGGACGGCAGCGAGTTTCTGCTGCTCGGCAGTCAGGAGACTCTGAGTGGAATCCCGAATTGCCGCCGCCTCGGAGCGCCGGGAACCTTGGGCCGCCACCTCCTGGCGCTTATAGTTGGCTTCGATGTCGGTGACCCGGGCATCCCAGATCGCCTTGATGTCGCCGGCCACCTGCTTGTAGCCATCCCCCAGGCGTTTTACGGTCTCGACGGACTTCTTCGTTTCGGCTTCCAGTGACTGGCGGATGGCATCGCCCACCTGGGTCGCAGCACCCGAAATGGCCTTCAGGTTCTCTGCGGTGCCTGGCAGAGCCGCCTTCAGACGCTCGGCCGCCTGGGCGGCCAGGGCCATCTGGGTCTTGACGGAGAGGGTGCCGGTGGCGGCAATCTCTTCAAGCGCAGCATTGAGTTGCCCGAGTTGCTGCCCTTGGCGTGCCAGTTGATCCGTCTCGCGGGTGAGCTCGCGGAACGCCAGAATGCCCCTGACGATGCCGCTGCCGATCTCCCATACGGCGACGGCGGCCAGGATGGGCAGGAAGCGGGTGAACGCCAGTTTCAGTAGATTGACTGACTCGAGGAGTTTGGCGACTGCGGCCACACCTTTGATGGCCAGCACGGCAAAGAGGATTTCACCAAGGATCCGCAAGGTGGCGATGATGGTGTCGCCATGCTGGGCCAGGGCCACCAGGGCATTGGCCAGCATCTGCAGGGCCGGCAGGGCGGCTTCCGCCACCTTCATGGCGATACCGGAGAGTGCCTGCTTGACGGTATTGAGGGTGTCGTTGAACTTCTCTGCGGCGCGGGCGGTATCGCCACTGATCTCCAGTCCCAGTTCCTTGAACTTCTGCTTCAGTTCCTCGATGCCGGCCTTGCCCTGGTTGAGAAAGGGGATCAGATCCACGCCGCTCTTGCCGAACAGCTTCACGGCCAGGGCGGATTTCTGCGCGCCATCGGGCATGGCGGCGAAGGCATCGGCGAGATCGAGCAGCACCGCTTCGGTCGGACGCAACTGACCACTGGCATCCTTGACCGAGACGCCCAGGCGCGCGAAGGCATCGACCTGCTCCTTCGATCCGCCGGCGGCTTCGATCATGGCGGTGGAGAGCTTCTTGATGCCGGTGGCCAGTCCCTCGAGGCTGGTGCCTGACTGCTCGGCGATCGGGCGCAGCAGCGAGAGGGACTCGACCGAGATGCCGGTCTTTTGCGAGAGCTTGGCGAGGTTGTCGGCGGTCTCCAGGGCATGCTTGCCGGCAGCAATCAGTGCGCCTGCCGACAGGGCCGCCCCCATCGCGGCGAACAGACTGTTGACGGTCCTGGCAGCGGTGGTGAGTTGCTCCAGATTCGACTTGGCCGAGGCGAACGCCTGCCGGGTCTGGTCAATCGCGGTGATCAGAATTTGGGCGCGGTCAGCCATGGGGCTTGGAATATTGGGCAAAAATCATTAAACTGACTACTCTAGTCAGAATAGAACGGGGCAATATGCACACGTGGCAAATGCAGGAGGCCAAAGCCCGCCTGTCGGAGGTGGTCAAAAAGGCCGAGTTCGAGGGCCCACAGGACATCACGCTGCATGGCCGATCGGTCGCCGTGATGGTCTCGCGCAGCGAATTCGATCGACTCGCCGGTACCGGCGAATCACTGGTTTCGTTCATGCGCCGTTCGCCGCTCTATGGCCTGGACGAATTGCGCCTGGAGCGTGACCCGAGTCCCGCACGTAAGGTCGTGCTGTGAGTTATCTGATCGACACCAATATCATTTCCGAGCTGCGGCGCAAGGAAGCCAATCTGGGCGTGGTGACATGGTTCGCCGAGCGACCCGCCACCACCTTGTATCTTTCGGTACTGACATTGGGTGAAATCCGCAAAGGCATCGAATCGCTGCCCAACAGCAAGCGGCGGTTGTCGTTGCGCGACTGGCTGGAGGTGGAACTGCCGGCATTTTTCTCGGGCAGAATTCTCCCCATCGATTCCCCGGTCGTGGATCGTTGGGGGCGACTGCTCGCGCGCATCAAGCGCACTGCACCAGCTGTCGACAGCCTGATTGCAGCGACTGCCTTGCAACACGATCTGACGCTGGTCACCCGCAACGCGGCGGACTTCAAGTTCCCGGAGCTCAGCGTGATCAATCCCTGGAAGTCCTAAAGGGAAGCCAAGGACCGTTCAATCGCAGCGGCCAGCCGAGGTATTTGCGTCGTCACGATGCCCGCCAGATCGAAGCGGCCACGTAAGCTCACGCTTTGGACCAACACCGCAATCGGGACTTCCTGGCCACGCTTGATGGATTTGGCACCGGTGCGACCGCGCTCGGCGCGCTTGAAGCGTCGCAACTGACCGGTGTTCTCACGAATCGATTCAGCCATCAGGATCACCTTGCCGCGCCGCTGGATGAAGAAGGCATTGCCGGAGCGCATCAGGCCATCGACTACGCGCTTGAACGCCTTGCGGCCCATCCTCTGGTGTTCGGGTAGCAAGGGGATCAGCATCTTTCCGGAGATGGAGCCGCCGCGGACGTGGATCCCGAGCCAGGGGATCTTCGAGCCGATCAGGAGTGCCGGAAATTTATCGGGACTGCCGGCATAGAGCTTGTGCCTCATGGCATTGAGGAAGCCGGCCTTCTTCACTTTGAAGACCGACTTCATTCGGCTGCGCGTGGCTTCGACGATTTCCTTGCCGCCGGCCTTCATGCCTGCCTCGACGGCTTTGCGGATGGCGCGACGCTTCTGCGGTACCCAGCTGTCGAGGCGACTGGCGTCGAGGAGACCGGAGGTGACCAGCGAGAGTTTCATCGTGTCAGTTCCTTGAGGAGGTTCTTGACCTCCTCACTACCCCCTCGCTGTGCAGTCACGAAGAGGGCGAACTGCGCGGCCAGGTTGTCGCGTTCGGCACGATCAATCGCGACGAGAAACGCCCGCACCTGCGCCAGCGTGTAGCTCAGGACGTCGGGATAGTGGTGTCCATGGCCGATGAGACTCTGGATGAGCTCACTCCAGCACGCTCCCCGATCTTCCCGATCGTCCCGGCGAGATGCAGGAGCGCCGGGGTGAGCCGTTGGATAAAAAAATCGGCATTGACCTCCAACACGGCTTCCGCAAGATGAATCGCATCATCGACCGACAAATCGGCTACCCACGCATGATGACGGCGGGAGGCGATCGCGAGGGCATTCACTAGAGCATCGCCGTGTTCGGCAAACACATTGAGCCAGTCGACGGCCTGTCCGAACTGACTGGCGATGGGCCGGACGGCGGACAGAAATTGGGGCAACTCGCCGATGGTGATGGGGGTGAGTTCAAGCGTCTCTCCCCTGATCTCGATGACACGGGGTGCGGGCGGGAGTGCCGCAAAGGTATCGTTGTCGGATTTCATATTTGGACGATGCGACCGAACTGGCCCAAGACAGCGTCGTAGGCCTTGGATGAATCCGCCAGGAGTGAGCCCTCAAGATCGAACTTGTTGTACTCCGTCGAGATCAGCGCCAGCTCCTTCAGAGGATCAAATGCCACCCGATACAGTTCCACCAGCACCTTGGCATTGCCCTGGGCGGTATTGAGCCCTTCGAGGCGAAGGTAACGCTCGGGAAGTGGTTGGGTGAAGATGCCGATTTCGGACACATCACCGAATGCATAGCTCGCCTTGAAGGGCGCCGTGAGAGTAGCGGTATCCAGAAACTGGATGGCACCGAAATCGGTGTCGGTGGTGTAGTGAGTGCCAAGGGTCAAGGTAGCCGGGGTTGCGGCGGAGTCCTTGACAATCAGCGTCGACACCTTGGGGTGTGCCAGGAAGTAACGATCGCCGACCACCGGCGTTGCCCCGCCTATCGGCTCATCCGTCACGCTGCCCCCGGTCGTGGCCACGTGCGTGCCATAGAGCGCCAGCGCCAGGTTCTCCTTGGTGAACTCCTCGATGGCCAGATTGATGGTCGCCGACTTGCTCTTGATCATGCGGTGATCCAGCGAGCGCTGACCCGACTGCGATTCGTAGTGCTCCAGCACGTCGGTCTTGAGCGAAAGCTTCAAGTCGGCGACGTTGCCGGGACTGCGGACTTCGATCGGATTGCCGTCGATGTCACGTTTGCCGAGATAGACCCGGCCCTGAAAGCTGGCGTAGTAACTCATAGGTTGTCCTCACTCTTGGGTTGGGGTTTGGTAGCCGGAATGGCCTTGTACGGCTTGGCAATGCCGGCTTCGACCAGCCAGCGCGCCAGGTCACTGGGCAGGTCGATCACGTCGCCAGGCTCCAGCAGCGTGCCGCCATGGGTATGGGGTTTTTGAAGCTCAATCTTTTCCACTTGCATGATCTATCCTTGTTGTGAAGTGTCGGACGCCAGGGTGCGATAGGTGATCTGGTAGCGGGCTGGAATGGCTGCGGCGTTGGAATCGGCATCCTCGATGTCCCATTCGCATTCCAGTTCCTTGATCCCGAGGCAGAGACCGCCGAGGCCCGGATTGCTGAACAGCGCTGCATGCGCTGCCACCAACAGCCGGTCGGCGATCACCTCAGGGATGTCGCTACCGGTCTCGCGGGCGAGTGCCACCAGCCGAACTACCAGTTGCCGCTCGACGCGGTCGTTGGGGCGCTGGCTGTTGGCGTCCGACTCGGGAAACATGAGTAGCGCCGGAGACTGCTCGCGTGGGACCCCGGTCGCGGGTGAGCGGAAGACCGAAGCGCCATGGGCGACTGCCGCCGGTGCGAGTGTGGCCATCATGGTTTGGAGAATGCGTTCTCGAATCGATATCGTCATCGGCATTTCGCTTGGGACCCGTAAAATGTGAGGTTCAAATTCAGGAAACGCACACCGCCATGGCGACCACCCCAGCCAAGAAACCCCACCGCAGCAGTCAATCGAAACCGTCCCTCTACACCTTGCGTGTCGAACTGGTCGGGTCAGAGCCGCTCATCTGGCGGGAGATCGTTCTGGACGGTCGTACGCGCTTGGCGGCTTTGCATCACATTCTGCAAACGGCGATGGGCTGGGCGGACTCCCACCTGCACAAGTTCGAGATCCGCAAGAAGCACTATGGCGTGCCCGATCCGGAGTACGAAGACGATGACTGGAAAATGCTGGATGAGACGAAGTACCGACTCAACCAGCTACTGGATGTCGGCGACACCTGTACCTATGTCTATGACTTCGGCGACAGCTGGGAACATCACATTCGCGTCAAATCGATCAACAACGACGTCGATCCGCGTCGCGGCGGCGGCATCGTCTGGATCGAAGCGGGCGAGCGTGCCTGTCCGCCCGATGACGCCGGCGGGATCTCTGGCTACCAGGAACTGTTCGCCACCCTGGAGAACGCCCCCTATGGTGAGGAAGCCAAACGACTTCAGATCTGGGCCGGCCTCGACTTCGATCCGGAGCGATTCGATCGCCGGGCGGCAAACCTCATGGTTGCCCGCATGCAGTGGAACGGCTGGATCAAGATTGGTCCTTAGATCCGCATGAGGGTTGCCCGACACTCCTGACCATCTCCCAGCGTGCTCACCTCGCGTACCCGGTAATCGTGGCCGCCGACACTGAGGGTGTCACCCGCCACCAGCGTCAGGCTACTTGCCGGAAACCGGATCTGGTAGTCGCGGCTGACCGCCAGCCCACCCAGCACATCCTCGTCGGGCTGGCGAAACTCGACTACCACCTCTCGGCTACTCGCCCCCGCCCCCGTTCCTGAAATTCGAGCCAGGCTGAGCAGCCCGGCTCGAGCCGCGGCGTCATAGAAGCTGACGACGTCCATGCTCAGGACATCGTCAGCTTGACCAGCACCCCGGGCCGGTGGCACATCGGCAGCGGGTTCGACTGGGTGTGCAGATCGGTCCCCCGCTCGAACTTCCGCGGTTCCTGCTTGGCGTAGAGCGGCTGACCCAGGGTATTGACCGTCTCGTTGAAGTCCGCCGGCGCGACGTAAGTGCCGAAGGTATCCACCGTCCCAAGCGGGAAGCAATGGGCTTCGCCTGGCCCAATAAAGCGACGGGTCGTGCCGTTGCCGTCGGTGGCCTGCCCCCGGTACTCTTCGAAGGTCAGCCCGGCAAAGGAGAATGCCTGGCGCACGTCATCACGCAGCATGGCGCCCTGGGCGTAGTTCTCGTAGGCCTTCTCAACCTTGGGGTGGGCCACCAGCTTCTCGAAGAACTCCTGAGAGCACAGGCAGTGGATGCCGGTCATGAATTCGCCACGCAGGTTGTCATCCACATGGCGCAGCACTTCGAAGCACTTCTTGCGAATGTCGGTGGCATCCGCCGTCAGCTGGAAGTTCACCGTCTTGGCAGTGATGCCGAACTCGCTATACAGATCGTAGAGCGTGGAACCATCGGCATCCAGGATGATGCCCTTGAGCGCCCCCATGCGCAGATGCTCAAGGGTGATCGCATGCTTGTTGCGGATCACCTCCAGATGGCGTGCCAGGACGCCTGCCACGGTTTCGATTTCCGTTTCCGAGCCAAAGGAGCGAATCCCCTGGACCTCCTCGGGCAACACCACATCGTCGTGGGGGATGTGCGGCACGATGAAGGAGCGCATGGTGCGCTTGTCACGCACACCGACGGTGCTGGGACTGCCGACCGGCAAGGTGGGCAACAGGTTCAGGATGCCATTGCGCTCTTCCACCAGGATCTGGCGGAAACGGACCGGCTTCAATGGAAACAGGTTCAGGGCCTCCATCCGCCCATAGCGGTTGGGGAGCAGGTTGATGGCCGCCGTGAGGTTGGCCATCGAGAAAGCCGGGGATGAGAACGGGTTCTGCATGATCAGACTCCTTGACGAACGATGATGCCCAGGGACTTGAGCTTGGAAAGTGCGGCGGCCTTCTGCGGGGCGGTGATACCGACCGGCCAGGTCAGCGCGTGATCGGCCAGCATGGCATGGCGGGCGATGACAATTCCGTCCGGCCGGTCGATCAGGCTGGCGTCGATCGAGATCGCTAGGACGCCGGCAACCACTTCGGTGCCATCGGTGGCGGCCGGATCGAAGGCCTTGACCTTGTCGGTCGCGGTATCGATACCGACGACCGTGCCCAACATCAGATTCTGGGCGGCAGCGACCGTCACCTGGTCGCGGGAATAGAGATTGGGCGCCTCGTACTTGAGGAGATCACCCAGGTTGAGACCTTCGGTAATGGCGGGCATGGTTTAGACCTTTCCAGTGATTTTGCGAACGGCGCTGAGCATCGGATTGCTGGCCGCGGTCGCGTGAGGGGTTGAGGAGACAGTCGCGGAGTCTGGACTGAGGGTGGAACGGATCTCGACGCTGTCGGCGCGAGAAGCCAGGAGCGATTTACGAACCTCGGCTTCCGTGGCTCCCCTGGCCAGGAATCCGGCAGTGAGTTCGGCGTGACCAGCCAGTTGGCACATTTCGGCAATCGCCACGGCATCGATGCGCGGCGCCGATACGGATGCGGAGGCAGCGACCGGGGTCTCCAACGCCTCTTTGTCGGTGGGTGCTGAGACGGGCGGAGCGACGGGCGCGGGAACATCCGGCACCGGCGGTAGCTCGGGGACAACAGGAACTGCTGGGGCTTCGGGTTGAGACATGGGGTCTTCCTCCTTGATTGATGGAATGGAAACGGTGAGCGAACGCGTAGTACCGGAAATCACGTGGCCGCGCGTTCGACGTGCCACCAGGAAACTGCTGAATTCACCCAGGACGCCGTCCAGGCTGCCGACGGCATCGGCCAGGCCGGCGGCCACGGCATCAGCCCCGAAATAGACGCCAGCCTCGGTCGCCTCTACGACATGGCGATCGAGCTTGCGCATCGCCGCTACGTGATCGACGAACATGCCGTAGAGCCGATCGACCTCGGCTTGCAGCCGGGCGGTGGCGTTCGGGTCGAGCGCCTCATGCGGGGAGAAGTCGTTCTTCTGGTCGCCGGCGGTGATCGCCGTATAGCGGTAGCCTTGCTGGGCGTCCCGGACGGATTGATCGACATGCATGGCGATCACGCCGATGGAGCCGACCCCGCCGGTACGTGTTACCACCACCCGGGAGGCACCACAGGCGATGGCATAGGCAGCCGAGAAGGCGGCATCTGAAGCGAGGGCCCAGATCGGTTTGACGGCATCGGCCGCTCGGATATGTTCGCCAAGTTCGAACACGCCGCCGGCCTCGCCACCCGGGGAATCGATGTCGAGCAGAATGCCCTCGATACTTGGATCGGCCACTGCGGCATCGACCATGTCAGCAATCTCAGCGTAGGACGTAAAACCAGAGACTGGATCCAGTCCGAGGGTGCGTCGCACCAGTGTGCCGACGATGGGAATCACGGCGATGCCGGTTGGCGCTTCGATCATCGACCGGGCTTGAGGAATCGCCACGGCCGCATTGACCTCCGGCCAGCCAACACGCTCGCCGAGCACAGACAGGATCACCTCGAACTTGGAGCGAGCGAGCAGGAGCGGCGTCCCAAATAGTCGGGAGGCCAGGTGCGGTATCATCATGACTGTTCCACCTGTGATGGATTAAATATGGCGTTGCCCGAACAGGCTCAGAAACTCGTCGATACCCAACTTGGCGAGTTCTGCTTCAAGAAAGTCCCTGCCCATGTCCGCCATGAAGTCCGCCTGACGTTTTCGGTACTGGGCAACACCGTCACCTTGTTTGAGGAACGCCCGGTCCAGAACAATCTGGACAAGCGCTCCAAGCGTCCCCTCGCCCAATTTCGCCTGAACGTGGTTGATCACCTCTGGCGCTTGTACTTCGCCAATCAAAAACGTCAGGAAGGCTGGCTGCTGTATCGCGAGGCCGGGCCCACGAAAGACTTTGAAACGCTGTTGGCTGCACTCGACCAGGACAAGACCGGCGCGTTCTGGGGTTAGGTTGGTAACTCCACGGGCGGCGCTACGGCCGCCACTGCGCTGTTTGCCAGTTCGTGACGCGGATCGGATTCGAACACCAGCCCCAAGGCATCTGCCCGAGCGTTATCCGCCGCGATCTCCCGATCGACATCCTCAGCGTCATAGCCGTTGGCCGAGATCGCTTCGGAACGTGACATCAGGCCGGACCGGATTGCCGCCTTCATGGCGTCCGCCTCTTTCAGCGGATCGACCCACTGCCAGCCCTGCGGAATCCATTTCACAGCGAGATATTCACGTCGCTTGGCAGTCCCGCCGCGCGCATAGCCAGGAAGCGCCAGCGCGCCTTCCAGCACGGCCTGCTCGACAAACGCCTGCCAGATCGGCCGGCACAGCTGGTGGACGATCACCCCATGCTGCAGGGCTTCCACACGACGCCGGAATTCCAGCAACCCGGCGCGGATCGATGAGTAATTGACCATCGACAGGTCCCCGGTCAGTTGCTCGTAGGTCACCCCCATGGCAGCCGCCACCGCCCGGAACTGCATGCGCAGGAATTCCGAGTAGGAACCGCCGACGTCGGCTGGCTGGCTAAATTTGATGTCCTCACCAGGTTCGAGAATCTGCATGGTGCCCGGCTCCAGCCCGGCCAGTGCCATGCCGTTGGCGTTGGCCAGTCCTTCGCCGAGAAGATTGTCTTCCGGGGCAAGGCGCGTCACAAAGCCGGCGAACATGGCAGCGGTCTTCTTGCGCACCAGTTCGGCATCATCGTACTGGTCGAGTTCGTTGAGTTTGACGAGTGCTCGTGCCAACCACGGCTCCCCGCGAATCTGCCCGGGCCGCAGCGGACGGAAGAGATGCAGGATCTCTGCTGCACTGACCCGCACGGTTTGCATGCCACCGCTACTGGACATCGGTGCCAGCGCCCCATCCTCCGGATGAGATCGATACAGGTGATAGGCCACCCGCCGCCCAAGCCGATCGAACTCGATCCCGGCCCGGATGAGGTTGCCGTTATCAGCGGTGGTGTTCATGGTCACTGGCAGATGCTCCGGCTCCAATACCTGGATCTGTAGCGCCACGGCCAAGCCATCTTCGGGTCGTCGATAGCGCAACCGCACCAGAGACTCACCGCCTTCCAGCATGGCCCGGCAGGCCAGGGCCTGCAGACCATAGAAGTCGGTCAGCCCCGCCGAATCGGCATCCACGGTCCAGTCCCGCCAGAGGGATTGGATACTCTCCCGCAAACTCGCATCCCGGACCATCGACTGCGGTTTGATGCCGGTGCCGATTGCATTGGCCACATAGGATTCCAGTGCCGCGTTGGCCCAGGCATTCCTCCGCACGAGGTCCCGGCTCTTGGCCCGCAGTTCCGTTTGCGAATACAGCAACGCCGCAATCGCCCCCGGATTGCCGACCGACCAGGCAAGCGAGCGCCGACCACCACCGACCCCATCGTATGTCGGTGTCTGGCCGAACAACCGGCGCGAGAACTGTTTTAGCCAACCCATCTCAGAAGCCCTTGCGGGTATTGATGCGGATCTGCCGGGGTGCTCTCGGCCACAGTCCCGTGCCGACCGCCTGATCATGCAAGCCGCGCTCGACCAGCTTGATGGCGTCCTTCAATTCCTCGACCGTGCGGTACTCGACGGTCTTGTCGCCAAAGGTGACCCGTTTCTCGCCCTTGGCGAGAGCCGACTCCAGAGCAGTGAGCTGTTCCTCGGTATAAGCCATCAGCGATAGACCACCAGGTTCATTTCGGTGGTGTCGGCCAGCGACGTGCTGGCCGTGGTGCAGATCACCTCCACATGCGTGGTGGTCTTGACGTCGGTGGTGGACCGGGCCAGTGCCGTGCGCACCGTGCCGGTGTTCCCCGTACTGCGGGCAAACGCCAGCCAGCAGTAGTTGGCGTCCGCGAACGGCGTGGCAAAGATGATCCGGTAGCGCCCGGCGGCAAGGCGCGTGACGCCGGAGACGTTGTGCGAGGCGTTGATCACGATCGCACCGCCGACATACCCGAAACACACCCAGGCGCGTGCAATACCGGGGTGCTCCGGGCGGACCAGCAACTTGATTTCAGTCGCGAGACGATTGGTGAGCGCCGTGACTTTGGAGACCAGGCTCATGCTCAGGCAATCAGCGCAGCTTCGAAGATCGCCACGAAGTCCGTGGCGGTGTCCCCGACATCAGTGCTGGATACTGCACCAATGTTGGTCCGCGCCTGGAGCTGCTCGGGCGCGGTTAGCGTCTGCGCCGCATCAAAGCGCACCCGCTTGTCGATCGCTGCGGTGATCGCGGCAATGCCGGTCTGGTCATTCTGGATGGCCTGCTGCAGTTCCAGCAGGGTGTCGTAGGCGGCATCTGCCCCACCCAGGATCTGGGCACGCAGGTCATCGAGCAGCGTGACGATCTTGGAAGCCGAGAAGGTCGTGGTGGTACTGCCGGGCGCCGAATCATTGATGACGGCCGCCAGGGCAATGGCCGCCTTGAGCTCATTGATGGCGGAGACCAGCGTGGAC